GTAGATCCACTTGTGGCCTTGGTGGGTTAGCCCTTTTTCTTTTTGCATGGCGGTGTAGTGGATTTGCTGAAGCAGGGCGGCTTCGGGGAGACCAAACTCGGTGGCGAGCGAGGGCAGGATGATGATCGGGCTTTCTGCGGTGAGGAGGTTGCTCATTTGGCTAGCTCCTGTGCGTCGTAGGCATCAAGCAGTTGTTGGCGGCTGACGGGATTGGTGTGGAGCGTGAGGTCAACCGCTTGTTGGTATTGCATCCCTTTGCGCATTAAACCGTTCAGATGGCCAAGGGCTAGGTCTGTATCGTAGGCGTCGATGAGCTTTTGGTAGCTGACGTTTGGATAGGCGTTTAGCGTCTGATATTCGGCTTCGGCCCAGTCGATGCCCTGATCAATCAGCCGGTTGAGCATGTCGAGTGCTTGATTGATCATTTTGCACCTGCCTTGCGACGTGTTGTGACATCACGATGGGCAACGTAGGCGGGTTGGTAGGTGCTGCGCGGGGCGGTTTGGTCGATGACCAGACGAGGGGTGCGAGTGCGTTGGGCGCTGAGGTATTGCTGAAGCGAAATGACGGGTGCAGCAGAATGGTGAACTTTGGCGTTCATGGTGACGGTCTCTCTCTGGGCTGGTGCGCCTGCCACCACACTTTCCACGGTGGGGTGGCAGATCAAACGGGGGTGGAAATACCGCAGAGAGATCGCGGCCAGCCTTGCGGCTGCCCCGTTTGATCCACCATAAACGTATGGTACACCAAAACGGTACGCACAAAAAAAGCCGCAAAGCGGCTGGTGCGCTCTCTCATTTCTCAGGTTTCCACGCCCGACACCCCATGTGGGGGTGCATTTGCATGTTGCCGCTAGTCTTGGCCTGTGTCAAGATAGTGATGCACTATGCTTCTGTATTTTTTGTTTTTGAAGGTATGGTTGTGTCTACTCCAAAATTTGGCTCAACATGTATCAGGGATGCTGTCATGTGATGCACTAAAGAAATTTAACCTCTCAAGAGGAGATCCTTATGGTATACCGTAAGGGTCTTTAGTCATGTCTAAGCAATCAAAAAGGTGAAATAATGTTGCGTCTAGGAAACATAAAATGGAGCGTCGAAAGTATTCGAGTAACTTTTTTTACTACGGATAAAATTGAGTTTCTACAAAAAAAATGGTTTGAGTCGGTCGCTGGTACAGCACCTACAAGTAGCGTGCATGGCGAAAAAGGTAGGGTTTCTCATCATCAAGAAAACATAGAAATGATCTCACTTGCAAATGAGGATTTTCGGTTAGATCTTAGCTGTCGAGGCAATAGAATTGATTGGAATGCCTCTCCTTTAACAGATGAGCCTGTTTTTTGCTACGAAAAGCTAGCTGCAGTAAGCGATTTTTTGATCGATAAAATCAAAGTGTGGCAATCATCTTTTTTAAAAGACAACAATCAGGTTGTAAGGCTTGCATTCGCCGTTAATCTTACTAAAGAAGTTGATAGCGAAAAAGAAGGAGTGGTTTTTTTAAAAAAAATTATCCCATTTTTTGGTGTTTCAGAAAACACCTATAGTGACATTGACTTGAAGTTAAGTCGACTTCGTTCTGCTGAAAATTTTAAATGGAATGATACCGCAGTTGTGTCCGTGAAAGAAATTATTCAACTTGGAATGAATGAAGATTCATTTTTCTCAATCCCTACACCAATTGAAAAGTGCTTCTTTTTCTTTAGGCTTGACGCTAATACGATTGCAGATAATAAAGAGGCATTTAAAGATGTTGGTATTGTCTTAAAGGAATTAAAGCAAGGAGTTTATCGTAATTTAATAGAAGGGCTGACTAATGATTAATCATGACTACTATCTGACCAGAACCCAGCGCTCTGATATCAGTGATCGGCGTTTTTTTGGTCATTCAACGATTGCTATTTTTGACAAGGCATCGATAAGTATAGATGACTGTAATAAAAAAATCGATGATTTAAAATTTCGGGGAGCTCAGAGAGTTCATTCCAGTAACATTTTTTCATCAAAAACTGACCTTGGTTTTGAAAAAAGCATACATTGTGTGTTTAATTACGATGACGACAAAGGTTTTTTTGAGTTGACATTAGATAATCATATGCGAGCAATTTACACCCTAGAGCGCCGAGACGGAAATTTTGCATCGGCATATAGCTTTTTTATGATGGATCGTTTCTTAGATGACTATTGCTTTGATGAGGCTGACGAGTTCTTAAAACGAGTAAATGTTATGTACCTAACATCTTGGTCAATAGTAGCTTTGCTGCGTTCAACATACATGGTTAAGCATCTTTTGCCTTCATGGCTGAGTTTTTATATAGAATCAAAAAAGTATTTGCTAGACAAAAACGAAGATGTGGAAGAGCTGCTGTGCGGATTGGAAGATTAGTTAAAATATTATTGTCAGTTTTTATACAAAACAGAAGCTAAGAGGTTAGAAATGGATGCGGTAACTCTGTTGCACTCTTCAGAAATGCTAAATATTGTTCAAAATAAAGCGTTGGGAGTTTTTATTGTTAGAAGCGATGGAGATCAGTTTCATACAGGTTTTGTTTTCAGAAAAGGTCTAAAAGAGCTTGCAATCGCGCACGTTGCTTGGAAAGATCGATATTATGTTCATAATTTGCTTGATGCTTATAGTTCAGGAGTAGGTGGACTGTGGATGTCGTCCATGAGTGATCAGAACAAACAGTTAGTCTTATTGAAGCTACATAGTATGTCTGTTAAAGATCCAAAAAAAATACGTTATGGAGTTATTTCTTCTGGAAAAGCAGTGATTGATGAAAATGCAGATTATGTCCCTGATCCAGAAACAGAAGGGGATAGTCTAACATGTGCGGTTTTTGTTTTATGTATTTTAGAGAGTATAGGAATTAAAGTGGTCGAAAGATCAAGTTGGACTCTCACAGAGCAAGATAAAAGTTGGCAAGAGCAAATATTGGACAAACTGACAGATTGGCTGCATCCAGAGTTTTTGAAAATTCAAAGAAACGGCGTCGGTCGATATCCTAGATTTAGTCCACATCAAGTCATCGGCTCTTGCTGCGTTTATAACCACGTTAAAAAGTCAGTAAATTACGATACTGCTGAACAGGCTGCTAGAAAAGTAGAAGCAGAGATTCAAAGGCTTGGTCTGTAAAATTTTATCATACGAGCCAGTAGGCGATATTGGCTGATCTCCTAACAATCCAATGGTCATCAGTTGTCGCCCTACTTTGGCCACAAGAGGATTTCGTATTGCAGCGCAACATGCCCATGTGCAAGGATAGTGATGCGTTTCAGTGCGCTATTTCCAAGCATATCCAGAATTATCGGGGGCGACGAAATTTCCCACGTTGAGTTCTTGCATGAGCCTCTGCAAATACACAGCTAAAAACGCTCCAGCATATTGCCACCAAAACACTACCGAGCGTAATCGCCCAAGGAGTTGTTATGAAATTCAAGCAAAAATCCCTGCGGAAGGTTCCCGATACTATCTTAGCTATTAACCAGAACTTCTTTATGGGGTTACCGTGCAAGCGGTTAAGCAAAGACCAACTGAGCAGACTCGGCTTGGATGATGCAGCTCTACTAGAAGAAGGACTCACTTTCCTACCAGCAGTGGTTGGAAAAACATCTAATTTTAATGCGAATGGCAAGACGGTTGTGCGGAAAGACCTTCCGAAGGAAACAGCAGTACGGGAGCTTAAATATACCCGAACTGAGTATCATGGCCGCAATAACCCTGTGCGAGTTGACGGTAGCCATTGGTTGTTTTTCCAAAGGTATCCACGAGAAATTGTTCCTGCACCATCCATCAAGGTCGTCGTATACAAAGTAAATTCTGAGCTTCATCTCTTAATTGAAGCAGATCAAGCTGACGTGCAGTTACTTCATAAGGTAAACCTTGCGCTAGAACTGTTTGAGGGAGAGTTTGAGGTTCATATTAAATCGGCCAATGGACTGGTTTCTGTTCCCGCCAAACTAAAGTTGTTGGATTGGCTGATTCTTCGACCTGGCTCTATGAATAAGAAAGAACTCCAAGAAGCTATTGAGGCCACAATTTCACCCAAGCAAAAGAAAACCATTCTGCCGATTACAAAACGGCGACTGGCAGAGATTAGAGAACACAATCCAGAGGAGATTGCCATTGGAATTGCAGGTTACAAGGGGTACGTCGTTCACAATTTTAGCCGGCTTAAAATCTCTGTACTGGAGTCTGAAAATCCTGACAATGCGACTTATGTGTTCAACCTTTCTGATTGGGAGGCGCTTTCGAAGCTTACGAAAACCGAGATCATCTCCAACAAATTGGCGTTGAGAAGAATTATTCACGATCAAGAGTGGGAGAGTAAAATTACTACTCTTTTAAGGTAGACATATGCTTGCTTAAATAAGCAATCGTGCATTTTGGTGAAGTATAAGGCAATTTGGTACACACCAATAATCCTGACTACTGTAGACCGACAATCAATTGGATCTGTCGGCCTCCAATCAATGCCCAAAAATCCCCACGACCTTTCAATTTTTGCTGAAAAGAATGCCAACGATCCACAAACAGGATATCGATATTGGCGGGCAGTTGACCCTGCAAAAACTCATCCATCAGCAAGACTTGGGCATGCGGGTTATTTTGCATGATTAGTTTTTTGGCCACTGCACTTTCAGCCAGTGCAATATTATTGCCCACAGCATGCTGTGCAATATAAAAACTCTGGCCGGACTGTCGCCCAAAATCGACCAGCAAGGTACCAAACAGTTCATAACATTCGGCAGGGGTGTGATCACCCATTCCATACTCACGCCACGTCTGCAAGTACAAACGCTTGGCAGCAATCATTTGATCGAGTGCAGGGGCTAAAAAATCGGCAGGATGTTTCATATCTGCGTTCCTCATGTAATGTTATTTTTATATCAGTTTTTATGATGATTATGGATTAAAAACCCCGTCAATTGACGGGTAGCCATGGGTGGTTTTACTGCCGCTGAACCAGTCGTCTATAAGTGAGGATGCATCTCGACGATAATTTGCAAAATGTTAATCCTTGGTTTGTGCTTCTTTAAGCATGCGTACTGTGCCATGTGCAGCTGCACGATCTGCGGCTTGGATCAGGGTGGTCAGTTTTGCTGGGCTGATGACCTGACGATTGGGGCGTTTTTTGGCAGTCACTGTACTGGTCATCATGGTATCAATGTAGTGTGGTCAGTTGATACATGCATCTGAGTCAGCACATGAAATATCTAACCGTTTACCCAAGGCGGTAAACGCTGCATCGATGCGCTCCATTTTGGTGTTGTGCATGATATCGAAAAGGTATTCGATACCTTTAATATCAATGCCTATGCGTTTGCCGAGTTCGGTTTTAGTCATGCCTTGACGTTTAAACTCATTCCACAGTAGCGCTTTGGCTGCCGACAAGCTTGAAATATAAACCCAGTGTTCACCTTCTTGTTTTGCAGTGGCAGACGGAATGATGCGGTGTTCGTCAATATAAATCATGAAGGTGGTTTCGATACCATCTCTTGCTTCTTTGATTGCATCTGCAATGTCGTCGCCTGCCGTGTGCATCTCTGGCAGGTCACGACACTCGACACGGTAGCGGCTGCCGTCTTTGATGATCTGTACTGGGTAACGCATGGTGTGAGCTCTTTGGGTGATTCTGTGTGAGTGGTTAGGGCTTATCGTCCTAACGTTATTTTTGATTTGTCTGTAGTGAGTGCACCTAATCTTTAGTGGGATTTTTGCTTCTGGTAATCCTTGATCAGTTTTGTGATGAACTGTGATTGCGACAGCCCTTCTTGCTGGGCTAACGCAATGATTTGGTCGACAATGTCTTGATTTAGTTTGAATCCTTTGTTAACCACGCCACGTTTCTCGTTGCTGCGTTGGTTAATCTCTGATCTTGACAGTGCCATGATTTGCTCCAATAATTGAGGGGTGGAGTGAGGCAGGATGTTTGCGTCATCCTACCTCTCATCTTGCTGTCTTAGTTTGCGTTACCGCTTACCAACATCAGCAGGATGGTAACGATGATGATATAAACGGTTTTCATCGTATCCACTCCGTTTCAGTCACAACATCGACTGGGTGATGATCAAGCACGTTTTGCTGGATGCGTTTATTGTGGGTGATCCTACATTGTTGCACAAGCAAAAAACGCCTTAATCTTTACCCAGTGTCGATAAAAAGCCCACTCATATGAGTGGGCTTTTTTTATGCCATACTGCTATGGCGGTGGGCTGGTTTCTAGCCTTATTGATTATAAGGCCAGCGCATATAATCAACAGTCAGATCGAAATTATTATTATACGCTTGCTACTCATATTGAGTGGAGCGAATATGAATCAACGGCAACGCCACCATGATTCAGGTTTTTAAAATGTCAGAATATCGTGTTTCAATTATGGATCGCCAGACCAATCAACCGATTAAAAGCGTGATGGTCACGGGTAAACAAAAGGCCGAAGGGGTCATGATGGGGTTAGGGTGTTTTGTGGATGTCACCACGCAATATGTACTCATGTTAAAGCTTGATATGCGGATGCGATAAACGCCCCTCACGGGGCTTTTTTTATGCCGATTCCATTTTTAAACTGGTTTGGTAGCCACTACCGCTCAGGTTATGGGTGGCTTCTATTAATGTCCACGGGTGTTGGTCAATATAAGGCCGAAAGCCTTGTACGGTGACGGGCGTGTCTGGTGTGAGGTCGGGGCGTGCCAGTGCAAGGGTGAGGTCAAAAGTGGCGACTTGTCGTGCGGTTTGTTTGGCTTTGGCATGAGCTTTTTGTTTGGCATGTTTTTCGCTGTGGGCGGGTTTGCTAATCACCTGCGGTTTTGGGCTGTCTGTGGCGGGTTTTTCTTTGCCGTCTTTATCAACGTGGACGGTCTTGGTCTTGCCGGTTTTGGTGTCGTGGTGGCTGGCGCTGGCACCGTCATAATCACTGTCCCGATCGGCACGGCCGTAGCGGTGTTGGTCGCCACTGGCACGGGTCAGGGTGATGGTGGGAATGGGTGTGCCAGAGGTATTTTTGCCTGAAGCCGCTTGGGTGATGGTCAGGCGGCCATGTTTGACGCTGGCGAGTAGGTCGTGTTCCCGTGCCAAACGGGTCAGTACATTCATGTCTGATTCGCTGGTTTGATCAAGGTGTTCAATGTCAATCGCGGCGGCATCGGTGCTAATGGCCAGTTTGAGGTCGTGCCGGTCGGCGTAGGTTTTGGCCAATGCGCCAAGGGTGGTGCGGTGGTGGCTCTCCGATCGTTTGACCTTCAGCGTGCCTTTCATGTCGGCAGATTTGGCCTTAATCATCATTTGATCGGGTGTGCCCGAGTGTTCGGCTTCGTCAATCACATAGCTGCCTTTGTCGACCAGTTGGCCGTTGGGCAGGGCAAGCCAAAGCTGGATAGTGTTGCCTTTGCTGGGTAGTGGCAGGGCGGCATCATGGTCGGATAGACGCCCACCGCGTTGCCACTGCCATAGCGGTAGCTGGATTTTCGTGCCATTTCATCAATGGCGGTTTGGCCGGTGGCAAAGATAAACAGACCAAGGGATAGCAAGGGCATGTGCATGGTTTAGTCCTTGTCGGCCAAGGCGCTACGGTCGCGGCTGGCTTGTTGGCGTTGGTTGGCGTCCATTTGGCGTTTGACTTCTGCACCAACGGCCTTGGGGTCGGTTGAGCGCATAAGAGAAGGTTTGCTCGGTGTCATCACCGACTTTGGCGCTACCGGCATCAATTTCGGTGAGACGACCCCGACAATAAATTTCGACGGATTGATCCGATGCTGATCAGATCTAACCAGTTCATGGTGGCGTCTCCTCTTTGGGTGGGTTGGAATGGGGGTCATCTGGAATCAGGCGTAGCCGAATCCGTAGAAAGAAATCGACCAAACGATTGAGAATCGGGTAAGCCTGACGTGGTGTGCCATTGCGGGTATTGGTACGGGAGGCAATCGCACCACTAATACCCAGTCCCAGCACTTCGCCTTCTTGCTCGGTGACCGGCACGACGTTGATCTGCTGCAAAAAGCCACTGGATTCTTGAATACGGTCTTCAAGCCGTTGTTGAATCGCGGGGTTAATGTCGAACTTCTGGGTGGCAGAGCTGACGCCATTCAGTTTGGCCTGTTGCTCGGTATATTTGTTAAAAACCAGTCGGGTCGAGTTGCGCATCGGGGTGGCTCCAAAAAATCAATGTCGGTTTGGGTAACCGCCAGTGAACGCGCCGTCACCTACAAAGCCGAACGATCGGAAGAAACCGGCCATGCCGATTTGGCGTGGGCATTCATGCACGCCCTGCACCACGAACCCCTCGCCATTGGCGAAGAAACCCAAAACATGATGGAGTTATATGAATGAACCAACCCAAGCAACTGGTCACCGCTAACGGTGATCCCCTGCATTACAGCCCACAGGCCAACACGGTGCGGCCACAGCCCCCGCATATGGAAGCGTTCACCTTTGGTGATCCGGTACCGGTGCTCGATCAACGGGCATCCGTGTATTTTGGCGAATGCTCAATGGTCAACCAAAAGTGGTACTCCCCCCCAATGGATCTGGATGGCTTGGCGCTCACCATGCGTGCCAGCCCGCACCATGCCAGCGCCCTGTATGTGAAGCGCAACATCCTCGTCAGCACCTTCGAGCCGCATCCCTTGCTCAGTCAGCTAGAGTTCAGCCGCTTTGTGCTGGACTTCCTTGTGTTTGGCAATGGCTACATTGAGCGGCACAATGCCATGTCAGGCCGACCCATGCGCCTGCGTGCGCCACTGGCCAAATACATGCGCGTGGGCAAGGACGACGGGCAGTACTTCTTTGTGACCGGCAGTATTCAAGATGACCATGAATTTGAACTCAACACCATCTGCCACCTGATGGAACCGGACATTAACCAAGAGGTCTATGGCTCCCCCGAATACCTCTCGGCCATGAATGCCGCATGGTTGGATGAAGCGGCCACCTTATTCCGGCGCAAGTACTACCTAAACGGCTCACACGCAGGCTTCATCATGTACGTGACCGACCCCGCGCAAAACAAAGACGACATCGACAACATGCGCAAATCCCTGAAAGATTCGAAAGGCGTGGGCAACTTCAGAAACCTGTTCTTGTACTCCCCAAATGGCAAAAAAGATGGCATCCAGATCCTACCAATCAGTGAAGTGGCCGCCAAGGACGAGTTCTGGAACATCAAAGAAGCCAGCCGCGTCGACATTGCGGCCGTCCACCGCGTCCCACCCCAGCTGATGGGAGCCACCCCCACCAATACCAGTGGCTTTGGTGACGTGGAGAAGGCCGCTCGGGTGTTCGTCATCAACGAATTGATGCCCTTACAACAGCGCCTACTGTCAATCAACGAGTGGTTAGGGCAGGAGGTCATCCGCTTTAAACCCTATGCACTAGAAAACGCACAGGCCTAAACCCACCAACCGCCATCAAGCCACCCCTACGGTGGCTTTTTTTTGGGTGCAGGGTGGGTACATGATTGGCTCACCTCTAAGCCCCGACTGAGGGTCAGGGTCGCCCAGCCATCCCCCAAGTCCCCTTCAGCCGCCATAAAAGCCAATCGAGACCCCGCCCCGCCTGCGATAAAAAAATGGCACTTATGACGACCCTGACGACAACCGCTCAGGCCACGCCAGCACTGGCTTAAACGGCCTCACATGGGGCAGAAAAAAAGACGAGAAAAGACGAAAAATGTCAGAAGGGTGGTACATCCTCCGGTTTTCTGTGGTCGAAAAAAAAGCCCGACCGAAGTCAGGCTATAAAAATCACCAAGGAAGGTGATGTCACGATCATAACATGGGTGCAGAAACTAAAATTAAAGACAGGGGGGTGTTTTGAAGTGATGCAAGTGACAATCCGACAAAAGGTTGATTAAGCCAATGAATGTAAAGTGTTTTTAAGCATCACTTCATAGAGGTGATGGAAGTGATGCTAAACAGATGAATTGATATTAAGTGTATGATATTAAATAAATAATACATTTTATATATATCACTTCTTGTCACTGTGACAAATCACTCCTAAATCACTCATTTCATCACTTCAAAACACCCTGTTTTATTGTTTTATATCATGCACTTGTCAAAAGCATCACTTATGTCACTTCATTTTAGACCCCCCACCCACATTTTTTTCCCCTCTGGTTTCTGGGCTAGATCTCATCACTTAGCCAAAAACGTGAAAAATGTCGTGGATCAAACGTGGATCAAAAATAGGGTATTTATGGAATGACAGGCATAAAAAAGCCCTTGAAAATCAAGGGCTTTTTCGGGGTGTTTGGCGGAAGCGGTGAGATTCGAACTCACGGAGGACTCACACCCTCGTCGGTTTTCAAGACCGGTGCTTTAAACCGCTCAGCCACGCTTCCTTAGGCCGCATAGGTTACAGATTCTATGCGGTAAGTTCAATAGTGTATTGCATTATTGCGGAATAAAATTGAACCGGTAGGTGTCATCCCACGTGTCGTACTCGCCATCGTCAAAGTTCATGCCTTTGATAATCGCCAGCATCTTTGCCTCTAATGCTGAGTTATTCAAGTCGCTAGAGACGATACTGGCGCTGGTGACTTGGCCGCTCGCAGAGATCTTGAGTTTGACCGTGATACTGCCTTGCATGGTGGGGTCTTCATCCAATGCCCGTTTATAGGCACTGTTTAGTCGACCTTTGGCTTGGCTCATGACGCGTTCAACATCACCTCGTTTACTTTTGCCTTTAGGCGCGCTGTCTCCACCCGATTTACCTGCAGATTGCGTGTTGGCTGAGTCGCGAATTTGTGCGCCTGAGACGTCTTTGGTGCCACGGCCAGAGAGGTTGCCAGCGGCTTTACCCGTTTTGTCACCCTCAGTTGCCGAGCCAAAGTCTTGGCTGGCTTTTTTGCCTGTGCTGGCTGCGGTATTGAGTTTAACGTCAGCTTTACCGCCTTCAACACCGCCTTTTTGCAGGCCTTGGCCTTCGACGGGTTTGGCTTTGCTACTACTTGTGGTGAGGTTGCCAATCGCTGAGCTTAGACCGGTATCCCGCACTGTAGCCTGTGCCCGCCGTTGGGCAGCTTCTCTGAGTTCTGCGGCTGTTGGGCCTGTTTTGACAGGAGGGGTGGGTGTGGTGGTGGTCGGCAAAACCGTTTTAACGGCCGGTTTGTCTGGCGACCCACTTTGTGTCGGCGTCACGGCTTTAGGCGCAGGGGGTGCTGCCTTGGCGGGCGGAGGTGTAACGGCTTTGACGACGGGT